TCAGGCCTCCTCAACGTCGTGATACTCTTCGCACGCCTGCAGCGTGTTCTGAATCAGGGTAGCGACGGTCATCGGGCCAACGCCGCCGGGAACCGGGGTGATGTAGGACGCGCGTTCGGCGGCATCTTCATACACCACGTCGCCGACCACTTTGCCGCTTTCCAGACGGTTGATGCCGACATCGACCACAATCGCCCCTTCTTTAATCCACTCGCCAGGAATAAAGCCCGGTTTGCCCACCGCGACGATCAGCAGGTCGGCGTTTTCGACATGATGGCGCAGGTTTTTTGTAAAGCGGTGGGTGACGGTGGTGGTGCAGCCGGCCAGCAGCAGCTCCATGCTCATCGGGCGACCGACGATATTGGAGGCGCCAATGACCACCGCATTGAGGCCGTAGGTGTCGATATTGTAGCGTTCCAGCAAGGTCACGATACCGCGCGGAGTGCACGGACGCAGGCGCGGCGCGCGCTGGCACAGGCGGCCAACGTTGTAAGGATGGAAGCCGTCGACGTCTTTATCCGGCGCGATGCGCTCGAGAACTTTGACGTTATCGATCCCTGCCGGCAGGGGCAGCTGAACCAGAATACCGTCGATGGTCTTATCGGCATTCAGAGTGTCGATAAGCTCCAGCAGCTCGGCTTCGCTGGTGGTTTCCGGGAGATCGTAAGAGCGGGAGACGAAGCCCACTTCTTCACATGCTTTGCGCTTGCTGCCGACATAAATCTGCGAGGCCGGGTTGCTGCCGACCAGCACGACGGCCAGCCCAGGGGCGCGTTTTCCGGCCGCAACGCGAGCCTTCACTTTTTCCGCAACCTCAGAGCGTACCTGCTGCGCAATCGTTTTACCGTCAATAATTTTTGCTGCCATCAGAGAGAGGATTCCATCTGTATCTTTACGAAAGGGGGATGAGGATATTTTGTCAGAAGCGGGCCTCGCTGTCAGTCCTCGTTTGCTGTTTTATCCTGTCTGAGGCTAATTTAGCCTGTTATGACCATGGTTATTACATGGTTATTGGTGCGTTGCGCCTGGCCACTGAGTCGATTTACGCGCGCATTAGGCCCGGCGGTATGCTTCTTGTACAGTTGGTGGAGGATATTTCGCCAGCGTCGTATAAGCCCCGCAGTTTCCTGGCAAAATGGATTGACTCAACCGACGTGGACCGTATAATTCCACGCGTTTCACTCCGCGAAGCACTCGCTTCTCAGGGCGCCCTTAGCTCAGCTGGATAGAGCAACGGCCTTCTAAGCCGTAGGTCACAGGTTCGAATCCTGTAGGGCGTGCCATACTCACTTCTCTTAACGTCTCCTGAAGTCTACTCAACCCAGCATACACGCGGTATTCTCCAATATTTCATTATCCCAACGTCTACTATGGTCTATTGAAATCCACATTCATGTGGGGGTACATTTGGGGGTAGATTCCTGTTCAATGAAATGAGATACCCCCAAGTGAAGCTTACAGCCCGCCAGGTCGATACATCTAAAGCTAAGGACAAACCCTATAAACTGTCTGATGGCGGTGGCCTTTACCTCTTGGTGAACCCCAACGGCGCTCGATACTGGCGGCTGAAGTACCGGGTCGCCGGTAAAGAAAAGTCGTTGGCTTTAGGTGTATACCCTGAAGTCTCGCTGGCCGATGCACGTCAAAAACGAGCAGAGGCTAAAAAAGTATTGGCTGCTGGTGGTGACCCGGGGCAGGAAAAGCAGGAAAAAAAACATGCCAGGGCGATGGCCGTATCAAACAGCTTTGAGAGACTGGCGCTGGAATGGCATGAACATAAATCGATGAACTGGTCAGCAGGCTATGCCAGTGACATACTGGAGTATCTGAGAAAAGATATTTTTCCTTATATTGGCTCCCGGTCGATCACTGATATTAAGCCCGTTGATATGTTGGCTGTTCTTCGCAAGATGGAACAACGTGGAGTACTTGATAAGCTCAAAAAGACACGTCAAGCCTGCCGGCAGATCTTCACCTATGCTGTCATCACCGGCAGAGCAGAACATAATCCCGTGGTCGATCTCGCCAGTACTCTAAAAGCACCAAAGCAAAAACACTTCCCTCATTTATCGGTTGAACAAATACCTGACTTTCTGCGAGCTTTGAACGACTATAGCGGCAGCGTGGTGACTCGAAATGCTACCCGCCTGCTTATGCTTACTGGGCTCAGGACAATTGAGCTCCGTGCTTCTGAATGGGTTGATATCGACTTCGATAAGGGGGTCTGGAATATCCCTGCAGAGCGAATGAAGATGCGGCGGCCGCATCTCGTTCCTATCTCAACTCAGGTTCGCGAACTGCTTGAAGAAATCCACCAGCTTACCTGGCGAGGGAAGTATATTTTCCCGGGACGGAATGATGCCGGTAAGCCAATGAGTGAGGCCAGCATCAACCAGGTGATTAAACGAATCGGCTATGACGGTAAAGCGACTGGTCACGGCTTCCGGCACACTATGAGCACCATACTCCATGAACAGGGCTATAACACCGCCTGGATTGAAACGCAGTTGGCCCACGTCGATAAGAACTCAATCCGCGGCACATACAACCACGCTCAGTATCTGGACGGCCGGCGGGAAATGCTCCAGTGGTATGCCGACTATATGCAGGCGCTGGAGAATGGTGAAAATGTGGTGCATGGCTCGTTCGGGAAACGTGCCTGACTGGATACATAGACAGTATATACAGACGATAGTAGACTTAGATAGACGATCAAAGAATAGGCTATGTCTAGGCTGATCCCCGAAAACCCGTACACCTCTGCGGGCTGGCATAGCCGCCAAAATCAGAGGGCGTGAGGTGGCGTAATGAATTATTCGACTTATAAGAAAGTACCAACATTAGAGTATTGCAAGATAACAAGAGCGGCTGAGCTACTTGATTGCTCGGTTGACGACTTATTGTATTGGGCCGAAGAACGAAAAATAAAAATCTGTATTAAAGTTCAAGACCTTAAAGGCATGTTGGTTGTTCCTGCCATTTCGGAACCAGAACAATTGCTTATGTTTTTATGCGAACTTATGCATGGAGAACACACTACAAACATAATGTGTAGAGGTTATGGTGATATTAAGCCTTACCCATTATCGAAAGTTTATGCTGAAGAGATTTATGATTTGGAAACAGAGAATGATTTTCTATTGTTTTCAGAAGCAACCATCGCACGAAATGGTTTTGATGTTCGTATTGATGGATTATGGGAACTTGCGAACATAACAATGGGGTTAATTGATTATTATGATAAAGAAAATCCCCCAGTCATCGGTGGGGAGTGTAGTGAAACAAGGACTATGGTTAAGTTATTGGAGGCATTAGACTTTCCATTTGAAAATGGCATGAGGCATACACTTAATTCAACCTCTTTTGTTTTACGCCCGGCAGATACTTTAGATGAAGTTGGTGATTTTGTATTTATGGGGTATGAGCAAGAAAAACCGATCTCACTAAGCCTTGATAATCTATATGTAACAAAAACTCAAATTAAAAACATTATTAGCAATCTAATGATTCCATTTGATGACATGATTAAGAAAGATAATGCAAAAAAAACAAACACGACAAAAAAACAATCAGAATTTACCGTCGGGATTTTGAAAGAGATTGGTTTTACTAATAGTGATTTGAGTGGCAGTATCAGTGAACTCAGAAAAAAAATAGCAAGAAAATTGCCAACGGTATCAGTTCCTGCAGATGATAAATCACTGATTGATTGGCTTCGGAAAGGCGGTATTGACCGCTAGAAACTCCAAAGAATTTCTTAAAACTCCACAACACTAGAACAGGCCAATAGCACAATCCTCCTGAAGTCTACTTAAGTCTACTAATGACTATCTAAGATTGCGGGAGGAGTTATGCCAGTAAAAAATCATTTCAATTCACTGATCAGATTAGCTGAAGCACAGCGGCGAACGGGTTATAGTAAAGCATGGCTATATCGACTAATTGGGCAAAAACGTTTTCCACAACCAGTAAAGATTGGTTCTCGCTCTATCGCATTTATCGAAAGTGAAGTGGATGAATGGATCAATCAGCGCATCGCTGAATCTCGTAGTGAGGTTGTCTGATGCCAAAAGAAAACCGCCCATTACAGGCGGCTAACACAGATACTCGCGGATCTGATGTTACGCCACCAGCCTACACCGTTCAAGCCTCAAAGCGCATTCCGAAGAAACACCGTGCCCGCACCTATATGCTGCGCTGTGGGACTGGTGGGTGGACAGAAAACGATATCCTGCGCCATTGCCGACTCTCATCTGGCCGCAACTATGCGAGCGAACTTGAGCGCGAGCTTGATATCTGCCTGGAGCGCTTGGAAGAGAAAAACCCTGATGGTATCGGTGCGCACATGCGCTACAGGTTTGCGTGCCGTGGTGACGTGCTGAAGGTGATTCAGTTCGTTAACCGCATGGCCGCAGTCAACCAACATTACGGGCTTTCAAAGCAGGATATCGCCGACATTCTGAACCTCTACCCGGACAACTTCACCGCCGCATAACGGAGCCGAAAAAATGAAAATCGAAAAAAGCAGATTCAATTCTGAGGCCGCCCCTCAACCCAAGGTTAACCCGGGCGTAATTAACGGCAATGACTTTGCCGCCATCGTTCCCGTTATTCCCGGCCAAATTGGCGGGCGCGAAACCAATATTGCGAGCGCCAGAGATTTGCATAAAGCGCTGGGTGTGGGCCGCGACTTTACCAACTGGATTAAAGGCCGCATCGACCAGTACGGATTTGTGGCCGGGACTGACTATATCCGTGTTGAAAATTTGAGCTCACCAAAACGGGCGAGCGCAAAATTTCGCCAGCAAATCGAGCATGATTACCTTCTCTCGCTGGATATGGCTAAAGAAGTGGCAATGGTTGAGCGCAATGAACAGGGGCGCGCCGTCCGCCGCTATTTCATCCAGTGCGAGGAAGCGCTACAGCTGAGTGCGCCGGAAATCGCCGCGAAGTATCGCCGGCACCTCAAAGCCCGCATTGGTGCTGCCAACCTCTTCAAGCCGATGTGCGCCGCTCTGGATGCTGCCCGGGCAGAACAGGGGAAAGAGACGCAAGCCCGGCACTACAGCAATGAAAGCAACATGATCGCCCGTATTGTGCTGGGTGGCATGACCGCTAAGCAGTGGGCGCAGGTGAACGGTATCGACGGCGAACCGCGCGATAGCATGAGCGCCGCCCAACTGGAACACCTCAGCTACCTGGAGGGTACAAACATCACGCTGACCGATATGGGCATGGAGTACGGCCAGCGTAAAGCGGAATTAACCCGCCTCTCTCAGCGTTGGCTGGCTAAACGTCTGGGGGCTAACGATGAATAAGCCCACCAGCACACCGTTACCAAATCACTCCTACCGCGACGCTCACGGCCAGATGGTGAACGTGACCGCTGTAGCGCATAACCGCGTGACGTTCTACCGCAAGGGCTACCAATTCCCTTGCGTGCAGCCCATTGAGCGTTTCATGAAGGAGTTCTCGGAGGTAAAGCAATGATTTTCACCGTCCAGGGTAAAAGCCTCTCTTTGGCTGGCCTGATGAATGCAAAAGCTAAAGCTTTGCTGGTGGTGTGTCACCGCGTGAACCTGTCAAAACCTGTCACATTGCGGGCCACTGATAGTGGCGTACAAAATGCCTGGCGGAGTTTCGAGACAATTACGCGCGATGGACATCACACCTGCAGTAATGTGTTTTCGGAGTCCATAAAAAAGGACTTGATGTTCTACATCATCCCGGTCTATGGTTATAACGCACCAGCAAAATCTGGTGCCGGGATTGGCGTCCTGGAAAAGTACAAGGCGACACATGACGCGCCTAGCGTCTTTTTTTGTGTCCTCACATTCGCTCACCCTTTTTTCAGCGCTGCGGTTATAATCCGTGCCGCTTGCAGAGTTATGGTGAGTTGGATGGGGGCGGAGAAATCCGCGCCGGTTACCTTGTACGCCGGTTACGCCAACCCTGTTCAGCTCACCACCAGTGAAATTGGCGTTTCCGGTGGTGGGATTAATCCCCAGTACAAGGAGGCTGCCATTGTGGCTACTACCCCTACCCAAAATCCGCAGTTTATCTGGATTATCGCCGCTGTTCGCCGCGATATGACGACAATTAAAGCCCAAATTCACCATATCGCCGCACCGTCTGAACGTGACGCCCGCCGTTCACTGGCTCGCGATCATGTCTGCTTTTTCGCTGGTCGCATCCGTCTGGAGGTGGCTCATGCGTAACAATTTCCGCATCACCGGCTACGCCGTTAATAAGCGCGGTTTAACCGTTGGCATCGGCTATCAACTCACATCCAGCGACACTAAAACAGCAATGGCCCACGCAGTGCTTCAGGCGCAGCGTGAAGGTCTCAGCCACGTTCGCATTACACGCGTACAGGAGGTGGCAGCATGAGCCTGTATAACGATTTAGTTCGCCACGAATTCGGCAAAGGCGCCACCGTTGATGAGCTGGAAGGCATTCAGAACCGCATGGATGAGGCTGTGAGTGATTTGTTGCTCGGCATTAGTGCCATTGGAAGTCTGATGTTCTGGGCCACGGACAATAACAACTACACCGAGGAGACCGCAAAGGGAGACATGCGCAAAATAGGCGCAATGCTGGGTACGGTTGGTGAGGTGGTGCTGGCGCTTAACGATACCGTAGCGAATGCGGGTGTGTGTCGTTCTGACTGCGTCAAAGAATCAAAAATGAGGGCGGGCAAATGAATATAAACGCTATATACCGCCATCCTGCCGAACTTGAGGCCGAGGCGACGCTATCCCGTGTGCAGCCTTATCCGGAAGATTTTACTCTGGCAGAGCGTACCGCAGAACTTATGGCCCGCGCTCGTAATGGGTTAGTTCATGTAATGACCGATTTATCACCATACCTCGACGTTGAGCAAGCAGTCGTTGTGCATTGCTGGCTGGATAAAGTCCTGGCGATTGTCGATATGGTCAGAATTGATGCGGAGGTCAGGGTATGAGCGATATGCAGCTTATTGATGCCCAATGTCGTGTTGAACAAGCACAGGCACTGCTCTCAATATGGTTAGAGGGCACGAAAGCATCTGAACGGGATATGCAGTTAATTTGTGCTCTGATCTCGTTACTCCAGGATGTACCAGAAACGATTAAAACGGCGGATGAAGAACTTGCTGATTACGTCTTGCGTGCACATCGGGAGAAGCGTCAATGAAACTGGCACCTAACCTGAAACATTTGCCAAAAGAAAAATTTACTGAAGCAGTTATTTTTGCTGGAACCGATGCGTATGCACATGCAAAAGGATGGGAAGAGGGCATGGGTAAACAAGTCGCTGAGGACAGAACACCTCCCATTTATCTTGGACCGAAGCAGCTGGCGGAACTGGAGAACCTGCAAATTATTGATAAAGGGCGTCGCAGTGCTCGTGTTTATCTGGCTGGAAGCATTGAGCCAATAATGATTAATGCCATTGGGGAAAAACTTGCTCAGGCAGGTGTACTGGAAGCGAAATTATATAAGGGAATTCCTGACCAAAAACCGGAAAACTGGAGGCAATATCTGGCCAGGCTCAGAGAACAGGGCGAGCACACAACGACATCAATTCTGAAAGCCAATAAATCTGCGAATAGTGACAACCTGAAGCCACATGTTGAAAGCCGAGCTGACGGTATTTTTTGGGTTGAACCCAAATCAGACAAAGATACCGGGGAAATAACTACCCGTGAAAGCTGGCTGTGTTCTGCTCTGGAGGTCATAGGCACTGGCATAGATGACAGTAAAACCCGGTATCTGATCCTGCGCTGGCGCCCATTCGGTTCGAAGGGGGATACTGTCCAGGCAATACCATTTGCTGATATTGGTGAACGCGAAGGCTGGCGAACGCTTAAGGCTGGTGGGTTGAACGTCACAACCAAAAGTGGTTTACGTGCAACGCTGGCCGACTGGCTGCAGAGCTGTGCCAATGGTGAGGTATGGCGCATTGCGCATGCTACGGGCTGGCAGTGTGGCGCCTACATCATGCCGGATGGCGAGATCATTGGTACTCCAGATCAACCGGTGCTGTTTAATGGACGAAGTTCTGCCGCATCCGGTTATACCACCAGCGGTACTGTTGAGAGCTGGCGAGAGAGCGTTGGACGTCTGGCCTTTGGCAACTACTCGATGATGACTGGCGTGGCTGCAGCGCTGTCAGCTCCTTTGATTGGCCTTGCCGGCGCTGATGGTTTTGGTATCCATCTCTATGAGCAGTCGAGCGCCGGTAAGACCACCACTGCCAATGTGGCATCCAGTCTCTACGGCAATCCTGATGTATTGCGCCTTACCTGGTACGGTACCGCGCTGGGGCTGGCGAATGAAGCTGCCGCACACAACGACGCGCTGATGCCGCTAGACGAAATCGGGCAGGGCGCTGATCCGGTGGAAGTCTACAAATCTGCCTACGCGCTATTTAATGGTACGGGTAAGCTGCAGGGCGCGAAGGAGGGGGGGAACCGTGATCTGAAGCGCTGGCGTACTGTGGCCATCAGTACCGGTGAGATGGATCTGGAAACCTTCATTGCGAGCGCCGGTCGCAAGGCTAAAGCAGGCCAGCTGGTTCGCCTGCTGAATATCCCGATGCGCCGGGCTGTTCGTTTCCATGAGCATGCCAACGGCAAACACCATGCCGATGCCCTCAAAGATGCATACCAGCATCACCATGGAGTGGCTGGGCGTGAGTGGGTGAAATGGCTGGCTGACCACCAGCAAGAGGCGGTGAACGCCGTCAGAGCAGCGGAAGAGCGCTGGCGTAGTCTGATCCCGTCGGATTACGGGGAGCAGGTCCATCGTGTTGGCGCCCGGTTTGCCATTCTGGAAGCCGCACTATTGTTAGGTAATGTGATCACCGGCTGGGATGAGCAGACGTGTCGGGATGCTATTCAGTACAGCTATAACGCCTGGTTGCGTGAATTCGGTACCGGCAACAAAGAGCATCAGCAAATTATTGAGCAGACAGAGGCATTCCTGAACGCTTACGGCATGAGCCGCTTTGCACCGTTCCCGTATGACCCGACCAGTCTCCCCATCTCCAACATGGCGGGATACCGGCAGAAGGGCGGTCATGAGACTGACCCGATGGTGTTCTACACCTTCCCGGCAGCCTTCGAAGGGGAGATCGCCCGCGGCTTTAACACTCGTCAGTTTGCGGAGGTATTGAAGAAAGCTGGCATGCTGACACCGCCGACTTCAGGCCGGGGGTTTCAGAGAAAGTCACCACGCATTGATGGGCGACAGATTCGGGTTTATGTCCTGCAGTATCTGCCGGACGATGGCCAGCCAGAGTAAAAGCACTCTTTCATGTGTGTAGATTAAGTGTTGGTTCAGTTGGTTCAGTTGCCTCAGTAGTTATATATATCTGTTTAATAAGGTTTCATGTTTAAAAAATGAACCAACATTGAGGCAACAAACTACCAGTTTGAACCAACACTGAATCAGGTACAGGGTATCAGAAGAGAGGATCACTGCGATGACAGCTCAAATTTCAGCGTATGGCCGGCTGGTGGCCGACCCGCAGACCAGAACAACGGGAAAAGGTACGAACATGACAATGGCCCGCCTGGCGGTAGCTCTGCCCTGTAATGCGGCAGATAACGGAGAGGCTACTTTCTGGTTGGGCGTGATTGCCTTTGGTAAGCAGGCTGACGCGCTGGCCAAACACCATAAAGGCGACCTTGTCAGCGTGGCGGGCAATATGCAGCTCAATCAGTGGACTGGTCAGGATGGTGGTATGCAGCAAGGTTATCAGGTTATTGCGGACAGTGTACTCAGCGCCAGAACGGTCCGCCCAGGCGGTAAAGTAGGTCAACAAGGACAGGCTACTGATGCCCTGCGCCGGGCCCAGGAGCAGCAACCGCCCGCGAACGGGTATGAAGGATACGACCAGACACCTCCGTATGACGATGATTTTTGACATGGGTATGGATCAGTAACATGCGACTGACTACAGAACAGAAGGCGGAAATCGCTCGCCTCAAACGTAGTGGTGTAGGGTATCGCACCATCGCGAATAAAATGGGACTTAAGCCCAGCACTGTGAGTAGCTTCTGCCAGCGCAGTGGATTGTTCGCTGATAATCCGGCTCACAAGGTTCTTTTCACTATCCCTGAGGCGCGCTTTTCGAACGTACCTGCGTTAACAAAGGCACTGCCGCCCCAAAAGGTCATCACTGGTCATAAGCAGACCGATGCTTATTTGTGGGTGCTGGAAGTGATTAAGCTGAATGAGCCTGCACATCTGGATGCTGCAGAGGCAGCACTTGAGAAGCTTACCATTAGCCCAAAAGACGTAGAGAAACGGTATCGTGACTGGATGGTCGCTAATGGTGCTGACATATTGCAAACCGCTTTCGGTACCTTTTTCATGGATGATCCTCAGCACTACCTCAAGCTTGCCAGGGAGAATATCAGGAAGGCCAGCGAAGTTCGTGCTGTGTTTGGTAGTTATGAAGCTGCTATGGAACCAGTAGAAGCAGAGTTGCTCATCTCACGATCTGCATTTCTGGTAGATGAGGATTTTGGGCTGACGAGGGAAGAAGTCGCCGATGGAAGTATTTCAGGTATCGAGCGATATCTGGAACTGGATGATGCTCGGAAAGATGCACATCATGGTTTCACGGATGTACTGCCTTCACCTCACACACTATCCGATGTTGTCCGCGAATTTGATTACTGGACGTGGCTTTATTGGATACGCGATGCTGCTGGGCGAGAGTTAGGTCACCAGTATTCTGAAGGGCTGAGTCAGGAGGTCTATGATCGAGAGGACTGGCTTGATACCCAACTTGCTACGATCAGTCCTATCCACCAGCAGGAGGCTATTGATGTGCTGAAATGGCTACTCAAAAGTGACCGACACGAAGGGCGAGATGAGGTAGATGCTATTCTCATGAATTTGGTTACAAAGGGTTAGGTGTAAAAGAAACCCGGCGCAGTGGCCGGGTTTATGATTCACTTGTTATTATTCGGTTCCATAGGACTAGAGAAGAAATCGAAATATGGAAGATTGAAGCTTCCAAGATTTGACATGTGAATAATTTGCTCGGCATAGCCCTTAATGTAAGGATAAGCAATTGATGGTGCTAAGGACCTCACCTCTGGCGACCTTGCTGTGTCATCCGAGAAATCTTCTTCAGACCTGAAATCAAAATCATAAGTGATTTCCATCTCAAGCCTTTCTTCAATGGTCACGTATGCAAAATATCTAACTCTAAAAATTTTGGCATCTTTTACATTTGAATACAGTTCGTTATTCAATGTGACAGTAGCCTTCATGGTCTTTTTTCCCGAGGAACTGCCCTCTAAGGGTTTCATGACCAGGCTTTCAACTTTTTTGTTAATGAGTTCAATTTTCATGATACTGGAGCATAGTTCCTGTCTGAAGTAATCCCGTCGCTCATGCTGTTTGCAACAGTGAGACTTGATGACAATTTCCGTTTCAAAGAAAAATTTTCTGCAACCCCGTTGCATCTTTCTTCGGTTTTATCGCCGCTTCTGCTTATCCAAGACCACATCTGGGAAAGGTAAGACTCTGCCGCCTTGCTTGAAAAATCAGGGTACTCGTGATCTGTGACCAAATTGTATTCAACAATGACACTGGTCATTGTCGTTTCTTCTTCCTCTACATCAACCAGACTCCATTCTAAGGCGCTCATATCTTGAATTAGAATATCTGCAGGAATGCCTAAGCCATCGTGTATTCTGCGAATCATTGATAAACTCAATGGACGCTTACGATTTAATACCTCAGAAACCTTTGATGCTGAGCCAATGTATTGCTTCATGTCGGCATGCGAGAGCCCCTGCTGATCCATGCGAAACTTTATAGCCTCGATCGGGTCAGGCTTATCCATAGGAAACTCTCGTGATTCATAGTGCTCGATGAGCAGACCAAGCAGCTCGAGTTCGTCAAAATCTTCGGTGCCGGGCTGCAAGTCTCCAGATGCCAGTTCAATGAGTCTTGCCATAGCAGCAGCATGTTGTTCACTGTTTTTAATGATGCGCCAGTTAGTTCGATTCATTTAAGCCTCCACCTGTCGTACTCTGCATGGGTGCCAACCCTCTCAATTATGACCATCCCAGCCTTATAAATAACTTCGACCACCAGGCGGTAGTTGTTACCTTTTATGTTAAAAATCACTCGGTTACCTGGCAGGAAGTCAGCGGAATTATATCTGTTCCGTATGTCTTGGGTTGTCTTCCATGCCTCCCTGGTCACTTCATCATACCAAGAGTCTAAGGCACCCTTTGCCTGATTGTGCTTCCGGCAAAAAGTGTGAATTTTCTCGATGTTTAAGACCTTCATAACGTGCTTAGGTTCCCTGTTTGGGAATTATAGATTCTTTTCCCAAAAAGGGAATCTGTGTTTTTATCCATGTGGTGTTTGAAAAAACATGAAAAATCTAACCGTCTTATCCATGCTTCCTACCCACCTGAGGCGTTATCAAACACCCATAAGGCTACAGGTCTGGCTTACTCAAAGTCATCCCGCCGCCCCCTTCGCTTGAAGAAAATTTTGTCCAGCCTGAGGACTATCCCAACCAACCCGATAATCAGCAAAGTAATAAGTATGGGGATAACTAAGTCAGACATGCTTCCTCTGCATTGTTTAAATCTTATTTAGGCGGAGCATCAGAGGACTGGCTGTCTAGCCAATCTGCAAGTTTCTTTAAAATCTGCACTCATGTTAGATCTGCCTTATCTACCTGGACTCGCATAGCCATCCAGAATGAACCACGCCAGAAAAGCTACAGCAACGATAAATACGATCACCGGGAAGGCAATACCTATCCTCATCGATCCTCCTTGAATCAATTAATTTAAAGCAGCGTTCCAGCACCCCAACTCGCATAACGAGCAACAGCGCATAGCGGCGCAGAGAACCACGATTTTGAGCGTAAACCTCATGGCTTTTGTCCGAAGAATGAGCTTAGCGCCTGACTCCGAGGTATCCAGCATTATGCTCAGAAAAGCACAACGATGAACTAAATTAACAACAGTACAGCCATCATGATGACGATAACGGTCAGTGCAAATATCTTTGCATCCTTCATGCGACCTGCAGTGTCGGGGTATGACACCTCTTCACAGACTGGCGCAGAAGAACTGTCAGAGCTATGCGTACAGGGTATGCAGATGATATAGCTCAATATTAGATCGGAATCAGGAGGGGCGATACCTGTGTATTTATCAGGGGTACGTGATAACTCCGTGCTACATCGACACGGTGATCCATTCGTTTCTACCTACTACAGGAATTGGTGGTGATTTTTTGCTGCTTCGATTGATGTTAGGATAAATCCGAGGTGACATAATGAGATTAGGGATATGAAAAAGACACTTTTAGCATGCGTTATTGCCACTAGCCTCTTGGCTGGGTGTGGGCCAAAGGATTTAACCCCGGAGCAGAAGCAGGAAGTTGCAAGTCTCCGTAGCGAACTAGCTAAGGCTGAACAAGAAATTGTCGAGGCTAAATCACAGCAGGGGCAGTATACTGGTGGATTAATTAGAAATCTTATAACAGCCAGACTTGAAGTCTTAGGGACTAATAAAGCCCTTTTGGAGCAACGTATTAACGCGATTGAGTCGGGGGCTAAGATTGAGATATCTATTAGCGGTGTTAAACCAAATCCTGAAGCAGCGGCGGCATTAAAAACTGAAATTGAAACTCTTGATACACAGATTGCCGATGCTAAGAAAGATGCAAGTCAGTACAGTGGTGGTCTGCTACAGGCACTGAAACTATCTGCTATTGCGACGCAGGAGCAAACAAGGGCGATGCTTCAACAGAGATACCTTTCGGCAACGTATGGGTTAGCTGAAGTGAAAGTACCTAATGAGCAAGCAAACGAAGCAATCACAGAAAAACAAGCAGACAAAGCAGAACCCCATTCCACCAGAACGCCGTTACTTCCACCAGGTGAAGGACCATTCGGTTTAGAGGCCGGTTTGTCTAAGAAAAATATTGAAGACATGATTGGTGAAGAGCTTGAGCCAATGGCGAATAATGTCAATCTTTATACGGCTAACTCTTTACCCAAAATGAATGCTGGCTTTGAGGCGTATGGGCTGTTGATATCTCCAACAGTAGGGCTATGCCAAATAAGAGCTCTTGGGAAAGATATTGATACAGATAGTTATGGCTTTACTATCAAGTCAAGATTTAAAGATCTCATGGAGTCACTATCTTCTATCTATGGAAAGGCCAAGGAAAATGACTTCCTTCTGGCTGGTTCAATATGGAAAGACCCCAGAGACTGGATGATGGGATTGTATAAGCATGAAAGATATTTGTCAGCTGAGTGGAAAGGAACTGCAGAGGCTCCACTAAAAAGTAAATTAACTTCCGTATCGATCGAAGCTAGAGCAAATAGTTCTGATAAAGGATATATCTTCCTTCAGTATAATTTCAATAACTATGATGCTTGTGAAACTGAGGTTGAAGCAGCGAAAAAAAGCTCTCTTTGAATAACCAGAAAAATGCGAGCCCTGTTATCACAGGGCTCTGATTATGTTTTGCTAATTAGCCTGTTATGTGTTCGGTAGTTACAAAAGCCCTGAAAGAAAAAGAGATATAAGGTTTGACAAAGGATTACCTGATAGCGGCCTACTTGTCAGCAATTGCTATCTGGCCAGTCACCCTGGCGTTAATTGGTCTCTCTGCAGGAGTGGCATTCTTTACAAGGTGCAGGGTGATGGGCGTTGTCCTCGTCGTTCTGTTCATGCTGGTCACCGTTGCTGCGTAGCAGTTTGAGCATTACATGTAGAATCATACCGCCCCATGAAAATGCCCATATTTTATTTATAGGCAGAAACGGTGTGTTCTGGCTATGTATGGCAGGAATGGTGTGTTATGCCTATAGATAGGCAATCTTGATGAGTTCTGCCTATAAGGACTGATAGCGCTCGAAAATGGTCGTTGAGACGGGCTGTGGCGGAAGATAGTTAAGCGCCCACCAGCCTCTGCAGAAGATTTCGGCGGCCTTCACAAACCGCTAAGGAGACTAGGCACCGCATGGGGATTACTCAGTCAAACGCCGAGGCGTTCAGGTTAAAAACAAGTCGATGAAAGTGGCTGTATTGGATTAGTCTTCTTCGATGTTACGATAATACTTCATTTACTTTTGGGGATAAGTTGATGTCAGTATGGCACATCATTGTGTTGATATTCGCTATTATAATTTATGTTCTTCCCGGCGTTATAGCCAGTTCAAGGGAGCATAAAAACGCTACGGCAATATGGGTGTTAAATATTGTCCTGGGCTGGAGCTTCTTGGGTTGGATAGCCGCGCTTGTCTGGTCTTTCACAAACCCCGGAGTGGTTAAGCTTGAACCACAGGTGTTTGGCGCGGATTCTGCTGGTGGCGGTTCAGTAGACGATACTAAAAAATGTCCGTATTGCGCCGAAACAATAAAAAAAGAAGCAATATTGTGCCGATTTTGTGGCAAAGATTTATAAATCGACATCGTCAAGCAAGGGTGGCATCAATGAAAATTATTATGGTATTAATTTCATCACTTTTATTTCTCACGGCATGTAAGCCTACAGAAGAGAAAGCCATAGAGTTGGCTAAAAGCGAGATATCGCACGACATGAAAGATCCATCATCTACCCAATTTAGAGATGTTGTGTCAAAAAAAGTTGGTGAAAAGGATGATGGCTCTATCGCAATGCTTGTCTGTGGTGAGGTGAACTCAAAGAACAGCTTTGGGGCATATTCAGGGTACTCGCCTTTTGTCATTGCGCTAACGATGAAATCAAAGGGTTTTTTCTCTTCCGGTGTTGTGTACGTAGTTGAAGGGAAGACAGTAGATGATCTTCCAACAAGCACGAATAGTGCAAATACGATTAACCCCTGCAAGTAACCTCAAGGCAAACCCGCACCGGCGGGTTTTTTGTACCTTTTTCATTTCATAAATTGCAATGCTTGCCATTTATGTTGCATAAACTACGATATAAATTGACTGTATAAATATCAGGGGTAAGCAGATGAACCGATCGCAAATCACGGTAGCACTTTGCCGGGAGCATCTTCAGTCCATTCGTGAAATTCAGGAAGAGGAGCGCAAGCGTTCTCCGATTGGTGTAGCACCAACGGTAAACGCTATTGCCCGCGCATTGGTTGCTAAGGGTCTTGAATCCGTTAAGCGGGGTGGGTGATGGAGCAACTACAGAGATTGGCTGAGGTGATTGCCGAAACCTATATCCGCGATCTGCGCCGGGAAACGGGTAGCAACGTTCTTACCGTGGATGGCGTTAGCGGGTGTGTCGAAGCCCCTCTACTTTCAGCCGGACTTGTTGATAACGCTGTGAGTGCGTCCAAAGATAAGTTTGACTCGGCCTTCGAGCGTAAGGCCTATCGAATGTTGATGGAGTTTATTTCTTTTGATGGCCCGGAGTATCGGCTTACTGAGCATGGTCGCCATGTAATTACAGTCATGAACACTATATCCCTGAGAAAAAATAAGGTAATAACCATCCATTGAGGTGAGCATGACAACAGGCTTTGGCGATTACACGATAGAGATTGAGGCGGATGTAGCAAAATTGCTTTCTGGGCAGCGCGCTGCTGACGCGGCCCTAAAACAGATTGAGACATCAGTCAAAAGAGCTGGCAACTCCGCAGAAAAACTTGATAAAAGTCTCGATAAGTTGGGAGGGGGGTTCTCACGCCTTGCTGTGGCCGTTAAGGGGTACATATCAATTCAGGCGTTGATGAAGCTCCAGCAGTTGTCTGAGGAATTCACATTACTTCAGGCGCGAGTAACACGTTTATCTTCAAGTTCAGAGGAAGGTGCGCGGAGTTTTCAGCAGCTTGTAAATATTGCCTCCGCAACTGGGGCAAGCCTAGGTGATACCGTCAACCTCTGGCAGCAGCTCACCGCCACACTGAAAACCGTAGGTGCTACTAACAGCGATGTTAACCGACTTGTGATGACGCTGCAGAAGATTGGCACTATTGGCGGCTCATCAGCTCAGGAAATGGCTAATGCGCTAAGGCAATTTATGCAGTCGGTAGCATCCGGCAGAATTCAGGCTGAAGAGTTTAACTCAGTGCTGGAGCAGATGCCTGAGCTAGCGAGGCAGATTGCCGATGGCATGGGAATTCCATTTAATGAGCTCCGCCAGTTGATGCTGGCCGGCAAGTTAGATATTGGTGAAGTGCTAGCGGCAATCGAAAAGCGGTCCGATGAAATCAACCAGCAGTTTGAGACTATGCCGCGCACTGTATCGCAGGCAACAAATGCTTTGATTACTCAGTTCGGGGTAGCTATATCCAAAATTGATGATGCTATCGGTGGGTCGCGCTATTTGGCAAAACTTCTCGACCAAACTGCCCTTTCTATCTCCATAGCCACCGGAAATGTAGATCCTATTGTTGCGATAGATGCGCAGTTGGATTCTCTGAATAAAAAATTAGCTGTAACTGAAGCAGCTTACAATACAGTTTCCAAAGCTTCTATCTACACTGACGCAGGTACTAAAACACAAATAGATGCTATCAAAGGTCAAATTGCTGCCCTCGAACAAGCTAAATCTCTTTATTCTGATATTGGGAAGGTGGCATCAGGTTCTGTAGATGGATCTAAGCCAGCTTATATCACCAATCTCGAAAAGAAAACTGCAGAGAACAACGCCAATTCGATCATTAAATCTGGCCAAACAGTAGTTGATAAGCTTACCCAGCAGCGCGAGCAATTAAGCAAAGATAGGGCTAAAGGGCTAATTGACGATAAGAAATATGCCGATGCCGCTGCTGTTCTGGACAAGCAAATTGCCGACGCCAAGAAAAAGCAGGATAAGCCTGCGAAGAATGCCTTTGCTCGCGGAGACGATTCAATCGACAGCCTGCAGCGGCAGATTGCCGTTTTGACAATGCGCTATGACGAGAGCACCAGAGAGGCCGCGCAGTTTAATGCCGTGGCCGCTCTCGGAGCGAAGGCTACCGATGCGCAGAAGGAAAGAGTACGTGAGTTGGCCGGGCAGTTATTTGACGCTCAGCAGCGCCAGAAAGACCTTAATGATGCGATCAGCAATGACCCTGTGCGTAAGGAAAATAAAACTTATTCAGATGGTCGAGACCAGCTAAAACGTCAACTAGACGGCCAGATGATTGACCAGAAAACCTATAACCAGCAATCTGAGTTAATGGAGCAGCAGCATCAAGTCAATCTGGCAAAAATCCGCGCTCAGGAGCAAACAGCAAACCCGATAGCAGCCGCCCGCGCTGAAGTTGACCCGGTACAGCAACTGGTCAATGAAAACAACCAGAAGCTGGCCCTCATGCAGCAGTACCAGCAGCAGGAACAGGCAATACTCCAGCAGAGCTATCAGCAGGGAAAAATCAATTACGATCAGTTCATCGCTGCCAAATCAGCTACGGATGCTCAGTATCTGGCCCTGAGAACAGCTCAGGAGAACCAGTTCAACGAGCAGATGACAGCAGCGCAGTGGCAGCTATTAAGCCAGCAGAGCCTCGGCTATAACATGCTGACGAGTGCGGTGGATGCGTTTAGCGGGAATGCCTCCAATGCGATCACCGGTCTGCTAACCGGCACAATGTCAGCACAGGAGGCGATGCGGTCACTGGGCAACACCATCCTGAACAGCGTGATCAACAGCATTGCCCAGGTGGGTGTGGAGATGCTGAAGAACTTCATCCTGTCTCAGACATTGGGCGCGGCGGCTCAAGCGGCAAATGCTGCGTCTGCCATTGCAGGAGGGGCTACGGCACTTGCAGCTTGGGCGCCGGCAGCAATTGCCGCCTCAATTGCTACTGGGGGAACAGCCTCGGCGACAGGCTTAACCGCGTATCAGGGGGCGCAAGCTGCTGGGTTGGTAACGAGTGTGCTCGGTGGCCGAAAAAATGGCGGCCCTGTAACTGCTGGTGGAGTATACCCCGTAGGCGAAGGAAACCTACCGGAACTCATGCAGACCAGTAAAGGGCTGTTCATGATCCCTGGTGATGATGGTCGAGTATTCAGCAATAAAGACGTTACTGGCGCAACGCCCAGCATTAAGAGAGCGTCAACCGGTAAAGAATATCTCCCGGCATCCTCAGCATCATCCAGCCAGGCGGAAAGCCGCACTGAACGACCGATACAGGTCAACATAACCCTTATCGACCAGACCACCGGCAATCAGCACAACATCACTGGCACTGAAGCTTTCCAGCAAGGTGACGTTGTGACAGTTACTGGATGGCTAAATGACGTAGATACCGCAGGCCCAATGTCTACAGCATTTGCAGATGCTCACGGGCTTAGACGGCGGGCAAGGGGAGCCTTTTAGTGTGGTCTAAGGGGAGGGGTATACCCTCTTCCTTATGCTTTACAGGACTGCCAGTTTAAGAACATTTTCACACGTCGGAAATAAGAACTTTTTTTCGTGTAAACGCAGCCAGTAAACAACCTACCCCATGAGAAGGTGACAAAAGTTGACATCGAAAGGCGATCCCGTGACTAACGACGAAAAGCGAAAACTATACCGTGCGTGGGCTGATGATATCGGCGGCGGAACACCTTTACCGGACGCCTGCAGGGATATGACGTGCGGAGCGACGACGAGGAAAGGGACGCCGTGCAAAATGACGGCGCTTTACGCTTCTGGGCGCTGCAAGTTACACGGCGGTATGAGTACCGGCGCAAAGACACCAGAAGGCAAGGCGCGGCAGTTAGAGGGGCTCCGCCGCTGGCTGGAGAGAAAGCGGCAGGCCACCAGCCAGGGTGACAATACGCAGTAAGGTTCGCGCTGATGGTACGCAGTACGCAGAAAGGTACGCAGCAAAAAGAAGGTTTTTTCAGTGCGTACTTGTTTAAGTGTGTTCTGCGCGTGGCGATGTAAGTCAATGATTAGGCTTAATTATAGCGAAGAGCGATAATCGGGGTAGCGAATATGGGCATTAAAGGCAGGGGCATGAACAATATTCGGCGCAACATCAATGCGCTGGTGAGGGACATCACCGGGCGGCGCTTACCGCGTGCAATGACAGCCGCCTTGCATGAAGGTGGGCTCGTAGCAGCAATCTATACGCCAGTTGATACCAGCACCCTGATTAACTCGCAGTTTAAAGAGGTTATCACCAACGGAACGCGCATCACTGGCCGCATCGGATATTCAGCGAATTACGCAATCTATGTCGCAGATCCGAATATCCCGCAGAAGTTCACCCTCCCCAGGGCCAGGAAGGAGTTTTTGCAGCATGGTGTTGCTGATGCAAAACCGCAGATGGAGGCAGCTTTCCTGCGAGAATTATCAAAACGCTGATTGCGGAGAAAACGAAACCGCTTACCCCATGAGTGGTTAACAATTATTAAGGTTACAGCAGCGATTATTAGGCCGTATCCTCAGTAACCAATTGTGCAGAACTCATATGATTTCGTATTCATTTGCGGATTTTTTAGCGGAGATCTGAGCCAATGAGAGAGCAGACGCGGGTTTACACCTCTGCGCTACCACGAATTAACCTCCAATTTCTGGCAGATATGCAAAGAAAGCTGGTGGATTCGAGCCCGAAAACACAGATCTTTTGTGATACCGAGAGCGGAAGGGTGTACTTCTCTCTAGTTTCTGGCGGCTACAGCGCGACAATCAACGGGGTAACGCGGGTTATTGGCATCACGATTACCCGGGCAGGGTTTGGTTACCGGCGATGGTACATTTGCCCGCATTGTGGTGGCCGGGTTGCGAAATTATTCATTGGCCGGAAGGACGTAGGGTGTCGTAAATGCTGGAGCCTTCACTATGCCAGCCAGAGTGAAGATGAGGTCGCTCGCTTACGGCGGAGTGTGTGGAAGCAGAGGCATGACCTATGGGGGGATGATTACCCGCCCGCGGGCAGCCTGCTAAATAGCCCGCTCAAGTTTCCGAAGCCTGCCGGCATGCGATGGGAAACCTTCGAGAAAAAGCGCTCTAGGCTGCTAAAGACTGAATCAGCTTACTGGCGGTTGAAAGAACCGAGGGACGCTAAAGGGTTTGCCCGGGTGATGCGCAAAGCGGAGGCGTCAATTAGGTCATTTGAACGGGCATCCCAAAAGGCTACCCCATGAATACGGTAAGATCACGGTAATGTAATTGTCTATCTGGTGTTTCAGCCAACAACAGAGAGCAAACTGCTAATGACAAGAATATCTGCCGTACCAGAATCACTAGTTGCTGGATTGCGCGGATGGCCAGCGTTTCCGACTGTGTGAGTGAAAGGTGCGAATCATGAGTAACATAACGCCAGTATTAATCACCAGAACTAAGGTCCAGGAAATGCTTGGCGGGATATCCAGAACCACATTTTATCGTCTGCGGAAGAAATGGGAGAACGCAGGAACACCTTTCCCTTCACCTGTTACTGAGATTGGTACTCCCAAAGGCGGCGCACTTTATCGCTATGAAGAGGTAATGGGTTTCTTCAGGAAAATGAAACTGTTGTAGCAAGTCTTAGAAATAACATCCACCAGCTGATGGGCTTGCCTCGGGAAAAGTCAAAATTAGGTGTCATGCCTTACACAAAATTCGTCAAATTTTGATGTTATGCTCCTCAAAAATGCGTCAAAATTAGATCAACATAACGTCAAAAAATGCCGCCAGTTATAGCCACCAACCTTATACATAAATTCGTCCTTGATATCTGTGGAACCGTGCTAAATCTGGTCTGAGCATTTTTTTCTGTAAGGTATGGCGGTGAACAACAATGCCGTTTGAAGCACGTAAAAATCAATCTTCCAGATTTGTTTTTCTTGATCGCAGAATGAGACGGGTAAATGCCTTTGCTTGGCCGTGAGATAACAGAGCTAACAATACAGGATATACCCAGGCTGAACGGTGAAGCCCTCGATAACCATACCCACTACAACATTCACAATGAGCTGGCACAGTCACTACAGGTCAACGAGTGCCACCGCCGCAGGATGAGCGCACCGGCCTACCAGTGGAAGAAGCCCGCCACGCCGCGCAGATAAAACAGAGTCATGGCTATAGTGCCGCCGATAACTTCTCAGCGTTGCGCCCCTGACGCTTCCAGGCGCTGTAAATGTCCTTATCCCACGCCTTGCCCGCTTTAGTCTGATAACCGGCCTCGTTGAGCCGCTCAGCGATAATGCGGCCATTGTCGAACCCTTCCCGGATGGTATCAGCAACAATCGCGATAACAGCCGCTTCATTGTACAGAGTAGGCGGAATCCCCTGCTTACCACCCGCCAGCGCAGCCGCCGCCACTTCCATTCGCTCCACCAGCTCAAGCATGCGCAGCTGTGGGTTGCTTTCTGGCTGGTTCAGTTTGCTGCGCAGGGCATCGAGTAGCCAAGCTGTTTTGTCACCGCCCGCCGCCGCTACAGCCTGATTGAATGCGCCATGCAATTCAGCCGGAACGCGGAACGCTACAAGATTGGATTTGCTCATGGGGGCCGCCATATCAGTGTTTTCGGTCTATACAGTATAACACTGTATAACGATGTTATACGGATGAGGTTTCGCATAACTGACTGTTTTCTTCATCCATCCTCACCTTGGGTGTGTGGCGCTGGTGGCGTTATATCAGAAAGGTCAGAAATCTGCCCTTTAGAATCCTGTTCGAGTAGATGTGAGAAAATCTCATATGTAGGGCTGCTGGTTATCATGCAGAACAGATCCACTCGCAGTTATTCTGTGCTGACTAAAAGAGGAGAAATCTCCTCTTTAGACTCATGGATAGGGTACATGCGGGAATATCCCGTATGTAGAACCGGCTCAGTAGCTGAGCGAGACGGTATCCAGGCGGTAGGTATCCACTCTGGTATCCACCGAAAAGGTGGTATCTGAACGGATGCTGATTGAAACAAACGCTGAGGTTATTGTTGGAAAGCACTAAGTTCATCGATATAACTCATCTCGATGAGTTATATGGCCATTTATCCATGCCTCAATTTCATTAGATGGCCAGCGGACACTGCGCCCAATCTTCACTGGATGAGGGAAAGTACCTTCGCCCATCCATTTGTAGATAGCTGTCTTCCCAAACCCGGTTGCTTCAGATACCTGTTTCAGGTCCATAAGATAAATTTTCATCGGTTTCACCTCATAAACTGGGTGCAATGTTGGTTCACTCAGCTAAATGTTGGTTCAAAATCGGGTGGCGTTGGTTCAATTTTTTGAAAAATAATCAAATAAAACAATGGTCTTTACGTTTTGAGGCAACTGAACCAACCGAACCAACACATTTTGCATGTATATAGAGAAATTTTCCGTGTGTAAATTATGAAGCGGTTTTGGACGGGTGAATATTAGCGGTATAGCAGAAAGCTCCTGGCACCCAACATTGCGCGATAAATAGTCACTGTTCGGCCATAGAAAAATATATGGGGGTACATTTGGGGGTATGTGTGATTTTTATAACCTGTATAGTTAAATTAAATCAGTCTCTTACGTGTTAATATTGAATCCTGTAGGGGCCATTTAATAATCAATCACTTATCAACTTCCTCCAGTCGCTGATTTTTCCTTGTGGGACATATTTGGGACATCTTCTGCAAAAATTTGCAAAAATTGAGTCAATTTGACGTGCGTGCTCAGTTAAATGGTTAGGTGCCAGGTGAGCATATCGACGGACCATTTCGATGATTCTAATGTCTTGTAGTATCTGTCGGACGATGGCCAGTCAGAGTACAGCATTACTGCTCTGTAATATCGAACAGAATGGTTAATGCTGGTTATAGCTGAGTGCAGAATAAGCGCTCTGCAGGAATGTGAAAATATGTTGCCGGTAACAGGCTAATAGTCATTATAGCTTTAGGTTCTGTCTGACTGGGTTAAATATCGCATTTTAAGCTGGCGTGAAGTACAGTTGTTATAGATCAATATTGAACACTATTTGAAAGCATACCCTCGATGTTCATCCACTGCCTGGAAAGATCCGAATGAACATCAAATTCGTCGCCATCTCCGTATTCGCTGTTGTGTGCGTCTTTGCATCAGATATTTCCATCGCCAAATCGAATTCCTTAAGCGATGATCAGGTCAGTCAAAGGATTATTGATGACTCTGTCGCATCCTACCCCGGTACTTGTGCCTGTCCCTTCAATACCGCCCGGAACGGCAGCTCGTGCGGTGGCCGCAGTGCCTGGAGCAAAGCTGGTGGGTACTCACCTATTTGCTACAAGAAAGAGGTAACAAAGGAGATGGTTAAGGCGTGGCGACAAGAGAATCAATGATAACGATCAATATCTGAACCAGGTGATTACTTACACTGGAATAGTAGTTTAAATAATATTAAATGATTATTTCGAATACTGCAGCCTATTTGCAGTAAGCACTGTTCTGGTAGAGGCGGCAGAGGCCACGGCGTATATCTTTTTACCTTGTGATATTTGAACCCAGCAAATCTATTTCCCCTGCCTGATAGACTTAGTGTCACCGTATCCTGTTACTAAGAGCACGGGGCTACCTACTCATAAGACACTTCCTCTTCTTACGAGGAAACCGGTTCAGCGTGTTGTGTGTGGAGACAGTACCCATCAACTCAAACTGATAACAAAAAGTTTAATTTTTTTCCCCGCCGCGCTGACTATAGTTAGGGCACTTTCACTTGCCCAATAAGGTTACGATTATGAAATTAGTTATCGCCTCCGTAATTTCTCTACTCAGCTTCAGCGCGCTGGCGGCGCCAGAGGGGACGCTCAGCGTACACATTCTTAATCAGCAAACCGGGCTCCCTTCACCGGGGGTGCAGATTGAGCTGGATAAACAGCAGGGGGAGAGCTGGCAGCATATCGCCACCGGTAAAACGGATGCCGATGGGCGGATTAAATCGCTCTATCCGCAGGCGGAGAATATGGAGCCGGGGGTGTATAAAGTGACGTTTAAAACTGGTGACTATTTTAAAAGCCAAAATATGAATACGTTCTTCCCGGTGATTCCGGTTATTTTCAATGTTACAAAGCAAAATCAAAAACTGCATATCCCGCTGCTGCTCAGTCAGTACGGATACTCTACCTACCGCGGCAGCTGATGACCCAAGCCGCTATCCAGCCAACGCCTGCGCGGCTTCCGCAGGCGTCACGCTTTTCTCGCACCACGATGTCCACGCCTAACGCTCGGTCTCTTTCTCTTTAAAGTGTTTAACGGCTTCGTCGTACATCGCCAGCAGGCCGGAAATTTCGCCTTCATATTGCGGCACGCGCTGGGCGCGAACGAGCTCAATCAGCAGCGCATAGGCTGCTTCTTCCGGGGCCGCATGTGGATTAATAAGTCCAGACAT